ACCGGACGGTGTTTCAAGTACCTTAATCTTACCCATAACATTTTTGCCTTCCATCCAGATCTGAGTGACCATGTGGGAGGCATTCCTTAAATTGATAACCGAGTCATCAGGGTGGTCCAGTTCTCCTAGGGCTCGACATTCTTTAACGAGCTTCTGGTAGTTTTTAACCTCGCGGATCATAGTATTGTGCGGATATACTCTGCCATTGCCATTCTGGGTTTCGGTCATTTGCATAATGCCAGAAAGGATCATGCCACCATCGGCGACATAACGCTTCTCATCTTCTGTGAGAAGATCTTGGCACACGCCTCCCTCGCATAAAGCATAGTATTCTCTGAGTAGTTTCTTTGACATTACTTACCAAACCCCCATCTTTCTGAAATCTTTTTGAGTTGTTCGTTTAGAGTCTCGCCCTGTAAAGGCTCTTTACCTTTCGCTTCGAATTGGCGCTCCCACTCATCAATCTCGTTCAAAAATTGTTGGTGTGCTTCTGCGGAGATTGGCGCTGATTCTGCCATACCGATGGCGCCGGAATCTATCGTATCTTGAATAGCTCGCTGCAGTGGTTCCGGTGTGCGTTGAGGAAATTGCTGTGCAAATTGTTGTGCAAGTGCTAGCGCAGGCCCAGAGTTAAAGACCGTTTTCCCATCTTTCTGGGTCACCCTAGCTTTATTTGTAATGGAGCGGTGAGAGATCCTAGCTGGTAGTTCTCCTTTTCCTCCGTCGACCCATGCTTTTAATTTGTTATCGACTTGCGGGGTGGCCGGTGCTGCTGCAGGTTCAGCGGCTGCTGGTTCGGCTGCTGCGGGTGCTGCGGCGGGTTCTGCGGCCGCTGCTGGTGCTGCGGCGGGTTCTGCGGCTGCTGGCTGTTCGCCACCCTTTTTAGCGACGGCTGCTGTGACTGCGGCCTTGAACTTTTCGCTTCGGGGTGCGGCCTTAGCCACCGATGCAACATGATTACGAGTCTGATCGATCGTACTCAGAACGCCTTTGATATCTTCAACATCTTGTATACCGAGCTTTTGGACATCGGTTTCTAATTTTTGTTTGAGCTTAAGGAGATGGTTGCCATATGACTTCATTATCGATGCTGCCTGTCTTAAAACTGCATCGCCTTTATCCGCGAAAGGATTAACTTTAGCAAGGGCGCCCGAACCTTGTGCTTTCAATCTGTCAAGAACACCTTCGTCTATATCATCGTTCTCGATCATATCTTTAATTTCTTCGTTGATAATCTCTATCAATTCTTTTTCTGTAATTTTCATAACTAAGATCCTTTGCAGCAGCGCCTTACGGGCTGCAGCATCCATTTAGTCATCCAAGTGTTTGTGTTCATATTTAATTCCTTCATCTCCAAAAATCATGTTAAGAACATACGAAGTTCCCGATGATAGCCAACCCAAAATAAGAAAGTTAGCTACACATACATCAAAACTAAATAGTTCGGTGAACGGAGAAAGTAGCATTAAAAACCACCCTACATGAAATCCAACGCACATGGGGCACCTAAAGAGTTTCCCCAGATAACCTTTGGCTGGTCTTATGTTATCAAATATCTTTCCGTAAACAAGCATTTGTGTAAGCCCATAGGCACATAAGATAAAAGCTAATAATTCCATTTTCCTCTCGGTCTAAACTGTGTAAATATAATTTAACGAATACGGGTCGCGAACGAATTGTCGCGCCATCGAGCCCTTCTGCGTAGATTGAGGCACATCACCCAACTCTGTAGAGTGTTCTTTATCTGGATGTACCAGATCGTCATCTTGATTAGAGATAATCGCTTCAGTATTCTCAAAGTACGGACGCTCTTCTTCGATAAACTGCGAGATATTAATCAGCGCTAGTTTGGGCCCATTAATATCTGGGTTTACTGACTCTTGAATCGTCGCTTCGAGCGCACCAAAATATGAGCCGGCTTGAACACTCTCGGGAACAAGAATCCCTCTTTTGATTAACTGAGTCATCAATCTGTTTTGGGCGCCATATACCAAGTCAGTCATTGTTTCTTTTGGAAACACCACAACCTTCTTTGTTGACGGGGACAAAACAATGTCAATGTCGCCATGATCAAAAATCATGACATCGCCATTTAAAGATTGTCTCGCATTAAGTTCAAGCCTGACTTTCTTCGCATTAGCCTCGGGGCCAATTTTAATTACTATTGGCATCGTTATTAATTTCCCCAACTAATTGCTGAACTTTTAAAATCGTTAGCAGCATATTTTGATCTGCTTGTGCGTTTTTATAGTTTTCAAGCTTTTCTATAATTTGAGCGGTCTTCGCGAGCATCTGATCATCTGGTGCGATGTGCTCGTTGTCTTTCGACTTGTTTAATTCGTTCTTTAATCTGCACAGTTCTTCGTTCAAGAACATCTTTAATTCTAATGAGTTATCAACAAACGAACTAATATATAAGTTTAGCAATGTTTTTTGTTCTGACAAAAGCTTCTCGTCATATTTTGTATTAAACTTGCTAATGAAAGATTCAACAACCATAGAGTCTATCTCCTGAGAAGGCTCTTCATCTTCAACACGCGACATGTGCTCTATAACTAATTCCTCAAGAATGACCGTGCTTTTTGGATCTGTCTGCTGTGAGAACATCTGATATATGTTTGCTAAGGATTTATAGTTTGGAACGAAATTATTAAAGACCGAAGGTTCGATCTCTTTATTTACATCCTTAATCAAATCAGTTTGCCTGAGAAAGATCCCGTGGGGGTCTAAGATTCTTTTTTGTAGTCTCGCCTCTCTAATGATTTTTGCACACTGCTCTTTTGGTAAATTTTGACTTTCATAGAGTGATTGGTAACATTGCAAATCTTTATACAGGATAGAGTCTGGTCCAAAATGTTTCTTGATTAATTTAACAACGGTACTCTTTCTATTGTGATCACCTTGTAGAATTGCCGAGGTGCCTTCTCTGATCAGCGCCTCATAAACAAACGCAGTATTTCGTTTTTTATTATACTTAATTTTCATCATTTTGCTCCGTAATTAAATTCTGTTTATTTTCTAAACTGCTTATTAAATGATTTAATGATTCATTGGTCTCAAAAAGTTTTTGTTCTTCTTTAGACTCTTTCAAATTATAAATAGATTCTTCTTGCTCATAAATACCTTTTGCGATGCCTGGAACCGTGGAAGTAGTCAAATCACTTAGGCCCTTGAATTTCGATTTGTTGGACTTACCTTGCATCCCGTGGCCGCCATGAGAGCGCATATTTTTGGCGCGGCCGGCGGTTTCTCGTTCGTCATTGGTTCCGTCTTTTCTAACATATGAACCCTTCTCATAGGTGCTAAGGCGCTTAGAATCACGCGAGCCCGGAGGCACTGCCAAGAGCGGAGATTCTTCGCCGGCGGGCTCTTCTGCTCCTGCTTCGCCGGCAGGCATTTCTTCAGCGCCCATGTCCAGATCACCGCCCATATCCATCTCGCCGCCCATGTCTCCGCCGATGGCGCCAGCAGTTTCGCCGGCTGCTGCGGCCTCAGCGACTTGTTGAAGCGATGCGTCGTACTTGCGGTCGTAATAAATTTCTCTTTGGTTGCGTATAAAGTCTTCGTTAGACATACCAAAGATGTGTTCGGTAACCCAGCGTCGTGAGAAGAACCCTTCTGTTGCAGAGGCCGCTATATCAAACTTCGCTTTCCAAAATTCAATTTCTTGCATCTCTGCAATCTTAGATGGATTGTTTAAAGCTAACTTAAAGTTGATTAGATCGTCGCCGCGGAAACCAAGAGTATAAAGGTGAATGATACCGATCTTTTCAAGTTCGTGAATGATGACGCGCTGTAATCTCTGAATTGTTCTTGCGAAGCGGATATCTTTTTGTGCAAGTGTGGTCTTGTCTTCCGCTGCGCCCTCCCCCATAGAAAGATAAGGCTGTGGGATCTTAAGTGCTGCAAATAGTTTATCTCGGAGATACTTAACATCTTCGACTGCGGCGGTATTCTGGCCGCCGGCTAGATTCGTCACATCGGTAGCCGAACCGGGCCTCACTGGAATGAAGTAATCTTCTTCAATGCTCATTGGATTATACCGCATATCAACGCGGCCTGTTGTTTGATCGATAACAGAGTGGCGTTTAAGGTTGCTAACAATCTTTTCCATATATTGTTCAATCTCATTTGGCGGAATGCCGCCGACATCAATCTTAAACAATCTTCTCTCAGACGAGCGAATAACGCGATAAGCCATCATAGCATCTTCAACTAGTGTAAGCTGTCTAAAGATGCGACGAGCAGGATCTAAGATAGAAGTGCCATAAGGAGAGTGCTTATCATTTCCCAAAACCCTAAAGTGGGCTACTTGCCAGTTCTCGAAAGTCATTCCGGCAGAATTCCATTGGAATTGGACATAGTTGGGGTTAGTCGAATCTTGTCCTTCAAGCCTTTCTATCTCGGTGATAGGCAGTGTAATCACTGATTGTACGCCATAGTTATCATCCATGTCAAGATATAGGAAGAAGTCGCCATACTTGCACATAGTGCGCGCCCAGCCAAAAAGATTATATTGAACATTTAACACCTTAGAATATAAGTTTTCTAACACAGACTTGATTTCTTCATTGCTGCACTTAACATTTAACATCGGTCTTAAATCAGAATATGTCGTCATCTCGTCTGCATAAATATCTAGTCCGGACGCAATCTCCGGCATGTATTCCATCTGATCAAAATCGATATATCTTTCGACGCGTCTCTGATTTTGCATCGCATTGAGAGCAAGGTTGTCGAGGGGGCTCGACATAGATTTTTTG